GAGGGCATTGAAATATTTGAGAAGTGGGCGGGCCTTGGCGTAACGATCCTGGGCGACGACGTGCCCCCCGCCATTCCGGGAGCGAGGATCAAACAGCTTTCGCAGATCCGGGAGGACGTGAGCGGGCTGCGGCTGCATGCCGCCTCCTTGCTGGAACACAGCGAGGAACACCATGAAACGCCCGAAGCAAAACCTGAAAAAGGAGTGAAAACCATCATGAATAGTCATGAACGGATGCTGCTTCAGCAAAAGTTTGAAGGCTATACCGTGCTGAACGCCTCTGATGACGGCATGCGCGTGTGCCTGATGAAGGACGGCGATTTCTTCGGCTATACCTTCAATGCTGAAGACGGCGACCATGTGGTGGTGCCTGAGCGCATCCGCGCCATGAAGGCCGTTACCACCTTCGCGTTCGGCGAGGATGAGGACAGCCATGTGGCCATGGATGCCTGCGTACCCACCGATGAACTGGCGGCGAAGGTGGCCCGCCTGAGCAAGGAGGCCGACGAGAAGGACCAGCGCATCACCGACCTGGAGAAGCAGGTGGACACCATGCGCCGCAATGAGCGCGAACGCCGCATCGAGGCGGCCAAGACCGCCGTGAACCAGAAGTTCCGCGATATGAACGCCGTGCGCGAGCACTGCTTTGACGCCGAGCTGGCCGCCAAGGTGTGCGCCATGTGCGACGAAGGCAAGTTCTGCGAGGACGAGGACGGCGAGGGCCGCTGGTGCGGCGACAAGAACGCCGTGAACGCCCTGATGGCCGCCTGCATGGAGGCCCAGGCCGAGATGGACCGTGCCGAGGCCGAGAAGCGCGGCCAGGCGTTCAACGCCTGGAGCTATGCCAACGGCGAGGGCAAGGATAAGCCTGCCACCAACATCGAACAGATGCTCGCCTTTGTCGGCAAGTAAGAAAAGGAGTGAATGAAAATGGCTGCTATCGCCAAGACCGCCGCTGAACTGCGGGTCTCCAACCATGTGTGGGAGAAGAACAAGAATGTGACCGGTCTTTTCCAGAACGCCAGCAACGCGGGCGAAATCTGCCCCGCCGGCTTCCTGGTGAAGCCCGTTTCCCTGATGCCCAACGAGGGCTATACCGGCATTAAGAACGAGAATGCCTGGATCATGAATACTGCCGACGAGGAGGACGCCACCGGCGAAATCTACTTCTGCAACACCTTTGGCGTTCAGGAACTTCAGGACGTGAACGGCAACGTGTACAAGGTGGGCGCCAACACCCTGGGCCTGCCCCTGCCTGCCGGCGTGCGCGGCACCTATACCCGCATCGACGGCCTGGAAATGCACGACCAGATCCGCTTCGGCGAGGGAAACTTCTCCGCGGCTCCCACCGTGGGCCAGTTTGCCACCATCGCGGACGGTTTGCTGACCCCTGCTGCCTCTGCCCCCACCGATGCCGGCACCCTGTACTTCGAGATCATGAGCACCGGCACCTTTACCGTGGGCGCCTATGCCGGCTTCGGCTATGTGCAGGTCCGCGCCCATCGCGTGATCGCGTAAAACAGGGAAGGAGAGTGAAATAACATGAGCTTCAAAATGAATTCCGCTCCCGTGACCCTGTTTGAGGGCAACGACGAGCGCAGCAAGCTGGTGGCCTGCGGACGCATCCTGATGAAGGAAGCCAATGGCCGCGCCGTGAAGGCGTTCAACCAGGGCGGCGAGTTTACCGGCGAACTGGATACCGAAAAGTATGCGCGCCTGAACCAGGGCACCAAGGAAGCCATCCTGCTGTTCTGCGCCAAGAAGGGTTCCGCCTATGACGGCCGCGAAGCCCCCGAAACCTACGAGGAGTTCGCCCGCCGCAGCCGCGACTACTACAAGAACCAGGCGTTCATCCACACCCTGAGCGGCATCGTGACCGACATCGTGCGGCCCATGCTGCCCTATGTGACCAGCAACGCGCTGGGCCGCCTTGCGCAGATGATCCCCGTGCCGCTGGGCCAGACCCACGAGATCGTCGTCGAAAGCAACGACTTCTTCGTATGGCAGGATTCCAGCTGGGGCGCCAGCCGCAGCGTGCCTGAGAACACGCTGTATCCCGCCACCATCACGCTGAATCCCCGTCCCATCAGCTGCGAAGCCACCGCGAAGTGGTATCAGCTGGTGGCCAACGACGCGGACTTCGGCCTGTGGCTGAACGCGCTGACCGCCGGCCTCTACAACAAGATCACCGCGCTGTGGTACGGTGCGCTGCGCGCCGCCGCCACCAACACCTACTACACCCCCGCCTACCTGACCGCCAGCGGCTTCACCAGCGCGAACCTGAACACCATCGTGGAAGCCGTGATGGCTGCCAACAACGTGGACGCCAGCCAGCTGATGATCTTTGGCCGCCGCCCCGTGCTGTCCGTCATGCTGCCTACCGGCACCCCGCAGGACGCAGGCCTGACCTACGGTCTGGGCCTGGAGTGGATGCGGAACGGCTTCCTGGGCGCCATTCAGGGCGTTCCCAGCTTTGAGATGCGCAACGCCATGCTGCCCGGCCAGGTGAACACCACCGGCAACATGATCATGCAGGACACCGACGCCTACATCATCGCCCGCGCCGGCGCCGGCTACGCGCCCATCTACATCGGCATCGAGGACGGCACCCCCATCACCCTGGAGCTGGAGCCCCACGAAACTGCCGACATGACGCTGAATGTGAACATGACCGCTTCCCTCGACGTGAAGCCCGTGTTCGCCAGCAAGATCGGCGTGATCACCAACGTGATCTAAGGAACCTCCACACGAGGCAGGAACATGTGCCCTGCATGTTCCTGCCTCGTTTTTCAGAATGGCACAAAACAGCATTCGTTACCACAACTTAATGCAGAGAAAATAAACGGAGGAAACGCATTATGGCATCGAGAAAAACGAGCGCTCCCAAAGCGAAGAGCGAGACCGTGAAGCAGGAAACCATTGAAGTGAACGAACAGCCCGTACAGGAAAACGCGTACACCGAGGCGCAGGTGCAGGACATGATCGCCAAGGCCGTGGCCCAGGCGCTGGCGCAGCAGAAGCAGGAAGCGCCCGCCGTGCGGGGCGGCAGCGACATGGTGACGCTGCGCTTTGTGGCCGAAGTCAACGACCGGAACGTGATCCCGCTGGGCGCGGACGGCAAGTACGGGCAGATCATCGGCAAGCGGTGGATGGGCCAGATCGACAAGATGGCCTTCAAAGGCGATTTCCGCACGCCGCTGGTACAGGCACTGCTGAAAAAGCGGAACCTGATTGTGATGGACGGCCTGACCGAGGATGAGCGCCGCATTTACGGCGTGCAGTACGCGGAGGGCGAGGTCATTGACGAAAAGCTGTACGACCGCATGACGCACATGGAAGAGGGCGATTTGCTGCCCATCTACATGGGCCTGTGCCCCGAATGGCGCAGGATGCTGGCCGTTAAGTTCGCCGATGCTTACGACCGGGGCGAACTGAAGGTGACGCGGGACGCGCTGCTGTCCCTCAACAAGATCAGCCGCAAGGACAACCGGGACCTGCCCAAGGACGACATCCGCCGGAAGGGCGCGTTCTGGCAGCTGATTCAGAAACTGAACTATGCAGAGGATGTAGACGATTAACGCGTTTCCCCCGCCTGGGCGCTGCCGCGAGATCCTTCCGCTACGCGTCAGGATGACATGTGTGGGTCGGGGAACAGAGGGACAGCGGGGAACAATGCGCAGACGATAAGAGAACGGAGGCAGCCAGATGCCCACCAACCAGACGACTTTCAGCGAGGTCATCACGGACTTTGCCATGGTGCAGATTGACGACGAGCGCTTGCAGGAGCTGCTGGCCGAAAATCCCGCGCGCTTTTTCCGCAAGATGAGCCTTTACATGATAAACGCCATTCCGCGCTTCACGCACCCCCCGGAGGCGCGGATTTGGCTGCGCTTTACCGCGCCGACCTTTGACGATGCCACCTATACCGTGACCGGAGAGGAAGGCGGACAGGCGGTAATCGATTCCGGGATCACCGGATACAGCATTGTAAGCGCGGTATACACCATGGACGACGGCTACGGCGGGCTGATGGACATGCCGGTGACGGTGCTGGAAAGCGACCCGGAAACGGGAAGCGTGACCATTGAGATCCCGGATGATCTGCCCGCAGACACGCCCATTATGCTGGATTTTTACACGGACGGGCTGTTTGACCGGGAGCTGGATTACCGGGTGAAGCGGATACTGGGCCTGTGCGTGCAGCTGGAATGGGAAATGCGGTTTACCAACGCTTTTCTGATCCAGACGCCCAAGATCAAGGACAAGAGCTTTGACGTGGGCAGCGAGGCGAACACCACCCGCGCCAACACCGAGCGCATCCGCATGCTGACGGATAACCTGAACGACGAAATGCGCAAGTTCGCCCAGGATGTGGCCTATGTGGACGTGGCGGGCTACAAAAACAGCCTGATCAACCCCCAAGGCCCCTCGGCATACGGAGGCAACGCATGATCAACGACTTTGTGATGATACAGCGGCACTTTCCCCGCAACGAGGACCTGCGGATCTATTTTATCTGCGACGTGCATTACGGGGCGCAGGAGCACATGGACACGGCATGGAGCGAGTTTCTCGCAAGCGTTCAGAATGACCCCAACGCCTACCTCATATTGGGCGGGGACCTGCTGAACAACGGCATCAAGACCAGCGTGAGCAACTGCTACCGCGAAACCGTGCGGCCCATGCAGGCCAAGCGTGAGATGGCGGCCATGCTGAAGCCGCTGCGGGACAAGATACTGTGCGCGGTGAGCGGAAACCACGAGCGAAGGAACAAGGACGTGGACGACGACCCCATGTACGACATCATGGCAAAACTGGATCTGGAGGACGTATACCGGGAAAACATGGCCTTCCTGAAGGTGCAGATTGGCAACAAGAACATGAACGGCCAGAAGAACCCCACCTACATGCTGTGCGTGACCCACGGCGCGGGCGGAGGGGCGCTCTCCGGCGGCGTGATCAACCGCAACGAGCGCTTTGGCTACGCCCTGGACGGCGCGGACGCGCTGCTGGTGGGCCACAGCCACAAGCCCATGATCTCCAGCCCCGGCAAGATCGCCATTGACGCGCACAACAACCGGGTGACCATCAAACCCTTTAAGGTCATCGTTGGGACCAGCTGGCTGGATTACGGCGGGTACGCCGTGCAGAAGATGCTGCTCCCCACCACGCATGTGCTGGAACCCATCGTGCTGTACGGGAAGCACAAGAAGATCAAGGCGTCCATGTAAAGGAGGCTTTTGCCATGGCCGGGAAGATTCAGCGGAACGCGCTGATTGCCCTCTTCGACCGGATGTACCGGGAGCACTGGGCGTACAAGTGGGGCAGCGCTTCGCAGGGCTGCGTGGACTGCGCCGGGGCCTTCGTGTGGGCGTACAGGCAGTTTGGGCAGGGCATTTACCACGGCAGCAACCGCATCGCCCGGAGCTATGTGAAGGAACTTTTGCCCATCTCCCAGGTGAAACCGGGGATGGCGGTGTTCAAGGCGCGGAAGCCGGGACAGCAGTATTACAACCTGCCCTCCGAGTACCGTGATGGCGGGAAACGCTGCAACGGCGACCTGAACGACTATTACCACATCGGCCTGGCGGACGCCGACCCCTCCTATGTGCTCAACGCGCAGAGCGAGAAAACGGGCTTTGTGCGCAGCAGGATCACACAGAACTGGGCCTGCTGCGGATACCTGAAAGCCGTTGACTATACGGAGAACGGAGGCGATGATGAAATGGGATATCTTTACGAGGCCATTGTGGACAGCGCCAACGACAAGCCCGTGAACCTGCGGAAAGGCCCCGGCCTGACCTATCCCGTGGTCACCGCCGTGAAGGACGGCGCACGGGTGAAGGTGCTTTCCGAGCCGGACGCGGACTGGGCCGAGATTGACACCGGGAGCAAAACGGGCTACATGATGCGCGGGTTCCTGATCCCAGCCGGGGACGGGCCGGCGGAACAGGACGCGGACTTCGACGGGGCCATGGCCCTGATCCGCCAGATCCGGGACATGGCAGACGCTTTTTTGAAGAACTTGTAAGGACAGGTGAGCAGTGATGGAGCAGGAAATGGGCGGCATTCTGACAGATTTACAGGAGCGGATGATCCGCATGGAAGAACAGGTGAAAACGCTGTTCAAGCAGCAATCCAATATCGAAAAGCTGACGGAGACAGTGCATACCCTGGCCCTCTCCATCAAAGAGCAGGGAATGAACCTGCAATCCACCGACAAGAAGCTGGACGGCGTGCAGGCGGACGTGGACGAACTGAAGCAGAAGCCGGCCAAACGCTGGGAGACGGTGATCACCGGGGTCATATCGGCCCTGGTAGGCGCCTTTATGGCCTACATGTTGACCAAGGGCGCGTAACACGCGCCGAACGGGAAAGGAGAAACAACCATGAAAAAGATCGATTGGATTCGCAAACTGACCAGCCGCAAGCTGTGGGCGGCCATTGCCGAATTTGTCGTGGCGCTGCTGCTGTTTCTGAAGAAGGATAAGACGGTTGCGCAGGAAGTTGGCGCCCTGATCATGCTGGGCGTTGCTCCCATCGCCTACATGTTCGCAGAAGGCTGGGCCGACGCAGGAAATGCGGGTACGCCGAACCTGAATGTGACACCTGAAGAAAAGCCTCCCGAATCCGCGAAAAAGGAATAACGATTATAATAGAAGCAATGAAAACCGCCCTTCATCAGAAAGGCGGTTTTTCTTCGATTTGAGCGGTTTCAGACCCGGTAAAGGATTTCCCCGTCCGGCGCGGCAGAAGCGAAATCTGCCCGAAAAGAATGGCGCGTGGGGCGGATTACAGCTTTCTGCGGGCGTACTCTGCCATGAGCAGGCTTTCGGCCAGCCCGTCCGATGGAACCTTGCAACGCTCCGTTGGCAGGAGGCTCACGTCCGGGAACAGCCTTCTGCAAACATCAACAG